GTCCGTCGGGGGTGTAGCGGGCCGTGATTGCGACAGTATCGCCGATGTTGGGATGCTTGAAAGCGCTGATGATACGCAGCTCGCCAGGCGGATGGGCCGGGATCATCGACGTGCCCTCGACGTAGAGGGCATAGACTCCCTTGGCGTTGAGCAGGCCTGGCGGCCGCGCGACATAATCCACTACGCCACCTTCAAACTGGAACGCACCCGCCATCGAGCCCGCGATCGTCCCGCGCACCTCGATGTCCTTGATTAATGTATTGCGGTTCGCAAGCACAACCTGCGCGGGCCTCGTATTAGGCGTCGGTCGGCCGACGAGCAGCGGCGGGGTTGGTTCACCATCTCCGTCCATCAGCCATTCGAGGTTGCAGCTAAGCCCCATTGCGACCTTTCGCATGGTGTCGGAACGCGGGTTCTTGGTCCGGCCGTTGATGATGTCGCGCAGCAGATCCTTGTTGTCGCTCACCGCCAGCGAAACAGCGGTCGCAGTCGTGCCAAGCTCGGCAAGTCGCTGCTCGATCCGTTGCGCCAGAGGCGATTTGTCGTCTTGTTTCGTCATGATGGGGAAAATACCCCGACCATCTTTCGGCGTCTCTGCGGAAATACCGCCTTGACGTGAGGGTAAATCTCCGCATAGCGTGCCGGCATGTCGACGCTGACCGATCAAGTTCTGGCTGTTGCTCATGCCTACTGCGCCGCAGAGGGCATCTCGCTTTCTGCGGCCTCCCGCCGTGCCTTCGACGAATCGAAGCTTCTGGTCGATCTCGCGCGCGGTCATTCGTCGCCCACCCTGAAACGCTCCGATCGGGCGTTGCGCTGGTTTTCGTCGAACTGGCCGGCGCTTGCCGTCTGGCCGACCGCCGTGCCGCGCCCGTCCCCCGGGGATGCGCCCGTCGCGTCGCCGACGATCGAAGCCGAGAGGGCCGCCTGATGTCCTGGATTCCGTTTCATAGCCGGCCTCCGCCCTGATCTGACGCTCATCGTCCGACCTGCAGACACTGACAGCCGCCGACCCTTCCCGACATGGGAAACGCCTTCGCGTTTTCCCGTGCCGGGAAAGCCTTGCCCTTCTCGACCTCTCACGCCCTGGAGCCCGCCATGTCACGGCCGATCAGCGATGCCTGGTTCTTCCGCGTGAAGGCGGCGACGCGCGACCTCGTTTCCCGCTGCGGCGGCGTGATCCGCGCCGGCGAGCTGGCGAACACCTCGAAGTCGGAGGTTTCTCGCTGGCAGAGCACGACCGACGAGGGGATCATCACCATTCCCGCCGTGATGGCGCTCGAGGCCGATTGTGGCGCGCCGCTGGTCACCGCTGTGATGGCCGATCTGCAGGCACGCAGGCTGTCGGACGAGGCGGCGGAGGGTCGCTGCGCCGCCAATCTGTTCCGCGACCATGCGGAACTGATGCGCCATTCCGCCGAGGTGACGGCCGCCATGGCCGAGGCGATGGCCGACGGCACGGTGACGCCGGCGGAAGCGGCGCGCGTCGACCGCGCGGCGCGCAGCCTCGACGTCTCGGTCGATCGCGTCCGCACCAGCCTCGCCGGCGTCCAGGCCGGCGCGTCGGAGCCGGAGGGCGGACAGGTTGCGCGTCCCGCCCTCCGGCCGGTCGGGCGGGCAGGCGAACAGGGCTGAGCGCCATGGCCGGCATGTCCCCCTCCGCAAGCGGTTGGAACGACGAGAGCGTGGCGCGGCTCAAGACGATGCTGCGCGATGGCGCGTCGGCCTCCGAGATCGCCGAGGCGCTGGGCTTTGTCTCCCGCAGCGGCGTGATCGGAAAGGTGCATCGCCTGGGGCTGGCCTTCGCCAATGGCTGGGGTCGGCACGATAGCGCCCAGGGGCGGACCGCGCGCGACGCCGCGCCGCCGCCGCGCAAGCCCACGTCACTGCCGAGATCGGCAGCACAAAGGCCGCAGCGGCAGGACGCCGTGCAGCGCGCGGCGGTGGCCGAGCGGCCGTCGCCGCCGGCAGATGTGGCCGCGACCGCGAAGGGCTGGCCGAAGGCGGCCGGCCCGAACGCCGTCAGCCTGATCAACCGCAAGACCGGGCAATGCTGCATGCCGCTCTGGGGCCTGGACCAGCGGGAGGGGCTGTATTGCGGCGAGCCCGTCGAGGCCGAAGGCAAGAGCTATTGCGCGCCTTGCGCCCGGCTGATGAGCAAGACCAGGCGCGGGCCGCGGATCGCCGCGCCGTCTGGACGCCCGCTTGTCGCCGGCTCGGTCCGGACCGGGGCCTTCGCATGACCGGGGTGTTGGAGCTCCCGCTCGACGAGATCGCCGCGCGGCTGAAGACCGCCGCCGATGGCGAGCTGCAGAGCATCAACCTGCTCGAGCTCCAGGCCTCCCGGGCCAGCGTGCTCTGGCCGGACAGCCCGGCGCTCTATGAGCTGACGGTCGGCGAGACGCGGCGGCAGGCGCTCGCGCTCGGCCTTGCCCGCAGGATCGCGCTGGCGCTGGCGGCAAGGCCTGACGTCGCGATCGGGCTCGGACTGCTGCCGGCCATCGACCTCGACGATGCGGCTGAAGGCAGCGACGCATGACGCTCAAGCCCGACAGCCTGCGCGCCCAGGTGCTGGCCCTGCATGACGAGGGCCTGCCGCCCGAGCAGATCGCGACCGAGCTGGTGCGCTCGTGCAAGATGGTGCGGACCGTGCTCAGCGCTCTGCGGCGCGATGGCCATATCGGTCCCCGCGCCGCGATGCGCCCGGGATCGCTGCGCGCGCGCTGCGATGCGGCGCTGAAGGAGGCGGGGCCGGCGGGCCTCAACCTGTCGGGCCTGATGCGGGCGCTCGGCGTCGATCGGCGCGCCGCGCATTCCGCGCTGCGGCCTCTGATCCAGTCCGGGCTGGCGAGGCGCGAGGCCGACGGCCTGCTGCTGGCCGCCGGCGTGGAGCGCGCCGCGCGCGCCACGCCGGTGACGGATGGCGAGCGGTTCACGGCGATGGCCCCGCTCGCCCGGATCGAGGCCTATGCACTGACACTGGCGCGCGACGGGTTTCGCGAGCGGGCCGCGCTGTTCCTGCGCCGCGCCCATGACCGGCTGGCGCTGCAGGCGGGCGGCGCGCCGCCCGCGGCGGTCAACCTGCTCGTGCTGGCCGACCTGATCGAAGCGCCGGAAGCCAGCGGCGTGGCCGGGCTGCTGCGGACCTATGGCGGCGAGATGAGCCGGGTGGAGCGTGCGCCATGAAGGACCAGTGGACCAGCCTGTGCTCGGCCGATGGGAGCGTGCCCTTCGCCGTCTTCGTCGAGGGGCATCGCGATCTCGATCTGAGTGATCCCGGCGAGGACGCGACCATGCTGCTGCTCGGGACCATGACCTTCGGCTATTCCGAGAAGCAGGCGCAGGCTTGGGTGGATAGCGCCGAAACCGGGCAGTTCTGGCTCGTGCCGCTTGTGCGGCGCAGCGAGGACGATGAGACGCTCTGGCGCTTCGGCTGCGAGGCCGAGCCCGGCGCGCGGCCGATCACGGGGGCGAAGTTCCTGTGAACGCCATCCTCGATGCACTCGAAGCCGCGGCGGGCAGCGACGATCCCGCGCTGTCCGAACCCTTCGGGCGCTCGGGGCGGCGAACCGTGTCGCGCCAGCGCCTGAACGCGACGCGCAATGCGGTCGTCAGGTTTCTCGAAAACGTGCCTGAGGATGCGACCGCCATGGAATTGCGTCAAGCGATCGAGGGCGACGGCGACGAGGTTATGGCTTAGCCGCGATGGCCTTCCCCTCCGGCTTTCTCGACGAGATCAAGGCGCGGCTGCCGGTCTCGGTCGTGGTCGGGCGCAAGGTGCGCCTGACCAAGGCCGGCAAGGAATGGCGCGGGCTGTCGCCCTTCTCGTCCGAGAAATCACCCTCCTTCTTCGTCAACGACGTCAAGCAGCGCTGGTTCGACTTCTCGGCCGGGCGCAATGGCGACGTCTTCGCCTTCGTGATGGAGAGCCAGGGCGTCGAGTTCGTCGAGGCCGTGCGCCTGCTCGCGGCCGAGGCCGGCCTGCAGCTGCCGGAGATGACGCCGGAGGCGCGTGTCCAGGAGCAGCGCCGGCGCGATATCGGAGCGACGCTCGCGGCCGCCCATGCAATCTATCGCGAGGGCCTCCGGGGCTCGCCTGAGGCGACGGCCTGGCTCGCCGGGCGAGGCGTCGCGCCCGACATGGTCGAGGTCTTCGAGCTCGGCTTCGCGCCGGCCGATGGGCGCGCCTTCCTGCGGGCGATGGCTGCCGACGGCTTCGACCATGACGCGCTGATCGCGGCCGGGCTGATGGCGACGCCGGAGGGCGAACGGGCGCCCTATGCGCGCTTTCGCGAGCGGATCATGTTCCCGATCCATGACGGGGCCGGCCGGCTCGTCTCCTTCGGCGGCCGCGCGCTGGCTCCCGACGACAAGACGCCGAAATATCTGAACGGGCCGGAATCGGAGGCCTTCGACAAGGGCGCGACGCTCTACAACCGGCATCGGGCGCGGCCGGCGGCGCACAAGACCGGGCGACTGGCGCTTGTCGAGGGCTATCTCGACGTCGTGCTGATGACGCAGGCCGGCTTCGCGGACGTGGTCGCGCCGCTGGGAACCGCGATCACGGAGGCGCATCTCGAGACGGCCTGGCGCGCCGCGCCCGAGCCGATCGTACTGCTCGACGGCGACAGGGCCGGCGAGAAGGCGGCGCTGCGGCTGGTCGAGCTAGCATGGCCGCGGCTGGAGGCGGCGCGCTCACTCGTCTTCGCGGCGATCGGACGCGGGCGCGACCCGGCCGACATCGTGGTGCGGGCGGCAGGCCTGGCGCGACGCTGGCTGCGGCGCGCCGGCGGCGAGGGCGATCCCGACGCCTTGGACAAGGTGGCGCGGGCCTGGGGCCTGCGTGTGCTGGAGCGCATCGCGGCGTCTGGAAAGCCCTTCGTCGAGATGGCCTGGGAGCAGCTCCTGGCGGAGGCGGGCTCGCTCGACCGACCGGAGCGCAAGGCGCGGCTCGCCAAGCTGGTGCGCGAGCGGCTCGAAGCGATCGACGACGCCGACGCGGCCGAGGCCTACCGCGCCGAGTTCAACGCCAGGCTGAAGGCGGCCAAGGTCCCGGCCCATCTCAAGCTGATCGAAGGCGGCAAGGGGAAGGCCGGCGCCAAGGCGGGCAAACCCAAGCGCGAGAGAGACCGGCCCGTATCGGACGACGGCGCTGGCGACGAGGCCGGCAAGGTCGCGGCGGCGAGCTGGGGCTACGATACCGGCAAGCTCAACACGGAATGGGCGCTGGTGCTGATCGGCTCGAAAGCCGTGGTGGTGCGCGAGCAGCCGAAATCGCCCGTCGAAGACCGGCTGCGCATCCTCTCGCTCGACGCCTTCCGCGCCAAATACATGAACAAGGTGACGCAGGTCCTGGGCAGCGACGGCAAGCTCAAGACGCTGAGCTGGGCCGATCGCTGGCTGCGCGACCGCGAGCGTCGCTCCTTCGACGGGATCGAGTTCCATCCCGACCCGCAGAACGCGGCGGGCTCGCCGGGCTATCTCAACCTCTGGCGCGGGTTTTCCGTCACGCCCGACGCCAAGGCGGGCAGCTATGCGATCTTCCGCGACCATGTGCTGACCAATATCTGCGGCGGCGACGCCAGACGCTTCACATGGCTCTGGGGCTGGTTCGCGCATCTGGTGCAGCGCCCGCGCGAGCGGATAGGCACGGCCGTCGTGCTGCGCGGCAAGATGGGCACCGGCAAGACCAAGGCGGGCGAGGTCGTCGGCTCGCTGATCGAGGACCACTACTTCCCTGTCGACGAGCCGCGCTACATCACCGGCCAGTTCAACGCCCACATGGCGAGCTGCCTGCTACTGCAGGCCGAGGAAGCCGTCTGGGCCGGCGACAAGGCGGCCGAGGGCCGGCTGAAGAGCCTGATCACCTCCTCGATGCAGATGATCGAGGCCAAGGGCATCGATCCCGTCCGCATCCGCAACTACGTCCGGCTGATGATGACCTCGAACGACGACTGGGTCGTTCCGGCCGGCATGGACGAGCGGCGCTTCGCGGTGTTCGACGTCGGCGACCATGCGAAAGAGAATTTCGGCTATTTCGCCGAGATGGACGCCGAGCTGGCGGCGGGTGGGCGGCAGGCGCTTCTGGCCGATCTGCTCTCCTTCGATCTCGCCAGCGTGGAGCTGCGCCAGATCCCGAAGACCGACGCGCTGCTCGAGCAGAAGATCCGCTCGCTCCCTTCGGTCGAATCCTGGTGGTTCGGCCGGCTCAACTCCGGCTCGACGACGGCGAAGGCCTCGACCTGGCTGGAAGAGGTGCCGAAGGCGACGCTGGTCGACGATTACATCGAGACCAGCGAGCGCATCGGCGTGCGCCGCAAGGCCGCCGAGACGGAGCTTGCGCTCAAACTCGCCAAGATGATCCCGGGTCTGCGAGAGCAGCGCAAGTTCATCGACTTCTCGTCGGGCGACACGCGCCGCGCCTGGGTCTGGCTGATGCCGCCCTTGCCTGAATGCCGCGCCGCGTTCGAAGCCGCGCTGCAGCAGCATGTCGGCTGGTCGCATATCGACGACGACGAGAGAGCGGGAGCGAAGGGGTGAATCGCGTTTTGGCAAACATAGGTCTGCCACGGCCTCCGAGGCCTGCCACGCCAAACGCCTGAAAACAAAGGCCGTGGCAGACCTGGCAGACGTGGCAGACCTTTTCGAGGGGTCCGCGCGCGTGTGCGCGTCACGCAAGTGCAACCGGGCGTCCAAAAAATCGCTTCAGTCCCGCTCTCGCGGGCCGGATGTGCGGCCATCCAACCCTTCTTTTAGGTCTGCCAAGTCTGCCATGTCTGCCAAAGCCAAGGAATTCAACGGCTTGCCGTGGCAGACCTCGGTTTCTCCAAGGGGCCAAGGTCTGCCATGTCTGCCACAGTGAGGGGATCGGGATGAAGACGATCGGGATAGAGGCCTTCTTGACCTGGGCCTATCGGGACGAGCTGCCGAAGGCCGAGGCCGGCACCGCCGCGCTTGCCGGCTCCGGCTCCAGCGGGGAAATGGTCGGCGGCTGGGATGCGGTCTCGCGACAGGGCGAACTGATGGCTGAGATGGTCAGCGACGGGCGGACCAACGCCTATGGCGTGCTGCCGATCGGGATCGACGCCGGTCCGCCGCATCCTGACGCGATCGTGCTGCACGACGCCGTGTCGGCGTTGGACCGCTGGGAGATCGGCTTGCCCGAGGGCTGGAACCCTCTGGCGGACATGAATTTGAGCGAGCGCGACGCCAGCGACGCGGTGGCCCGGGCCATGCCCCGCATCATGACGCCAGGCCGCGACGGGCGGATGCGCCTGCGCCAGCGGCCGGCCGAACTGGTGCGCCATCACGCCATCATGAAGAGTGCGCCGGACTGGCAGGCCAAGGCGCCCGTCGCCAGCATGGTGACGGGGCCGAACGGAAAGCCCGAATGGTTCCGCATGGTCGAGGTCGTCGAGGGGATGACGCGCTTTTCGCGCGAGGTGTCGGGGTTCAACCCGCGCACGCGCAAGCCCTGGCCCGACGCCTACAAGAAGACGCTGCTCAATCCCGACCCGGCGTTGGCCGTGATCGACCGGGCCGAATACGAGGTCTGGTCGGCGGCGCTGGACGAGGTCTGCCTGACGCTGCAGGCGGGGGCCGAGTTGCGGGGGCATGTCGTGGTCAGGAGCGCGCGGCCGGCGCGGCCCTGGGAGCCGCGTTGATTTTCGACGACGGCCGCGTTGACCGCGACTGGAATTTGGAGGACAGGTCGCATGTTGAATTGTGTCCGCCGCCCGGGTCGCCCGAGGCGGCGGTTTCGTTGAGGGAGGACGCACATGGTCGCGCCGGTGCTTCTCCGCTGCGACGGCCGCGCGTTCGGCCAGCTCGGCAACCTCTATGCCGCAGCCGGGGCGCGGGCCAAGGTCGCGGTGCGCCGCGCGGTCAAGCGCAAGGGCGACAAGGCGCGCGGACTGATGGCCCGGCAGGTCCGCGACCTGCTCAAGATCAGGCTCAAGGATGTGCGCCGCCGGCTGCGCGGGCAGATGATCGGTCCGTCGAGCTACGCGATCGTCGCGCGCGGCTCGATGCGGCTTGAGTACTTCAACACGCGGCAGACCAGCGCCGGCGTCGTGGTGCCGGGCGTCGATGTCGACTGGATCGAAGGCAGGGAACACCTGCCGATCGCGTTCCAGGCGAAGTCGGGCAAGCCCGAGAATCAGCCCGGCAACGCCGGAAAGCGGCGTGGATCGCTGGGCGGTCGCATCGTCTACGGCGTCGGCAAGAGGCGCAGGCAGGGCTTCCGCTCGGTGATGGGCGTTATGATGCCGGCGGCGTTCATGGACGCTTCGGTGCAAGCGCATTTCAACCGCGTCGCCGGCGAGCTGCCGGGCGAGCTGATGCATCAGCTGTGGGTCGTCGGGCAGGGCCTCGATCGCAAGGCGAGCACGGCGCGCGCCGCTCGCCTCGACCTCGGCCGCGTCGGCTCCGACGACCACGGCGGCTGATGTTTCACGGCGAATGTTTCACGGGTCCTCCCCCGGGCGGGCGACCCCAGCGGATCAGATGGTCCGCGGGTTTTCGCCAGTTGCGCGGTCGCGTGACGTGATGCACGGGTTGGCACGTTGGTGAGCACGGGTGCACGCTTCGTCTCCGTCTCGAAGGCGGCTGAGATCGTCTCCGAGAGCGAAGGCCAGCGCGTCGATCGATCGACCCTCTCGCGCTACATCAAGCGCTACGCCTCCGAGATCACGCCGCGTCGCGAGGGACGTGAGACGCTGATCGACGTGAATGCCCTCCTGGCGCATCGCGGGATCAACATCCGGGTCGAGCGCGGCTCCACGTTGCCGTTCGCGAAGGATGTGAAGGCCGCTTCGGCGAAGGAGCGCAAGACCGATATCGATGTCCGCATCGCGGAGATCGAGCTCGAGCGCGAGGAGGAGAAGCGCGCCCGCGAGCGCGGCCAGATGGTGGACGTGGCCGACCTGGCCGCCGCTGCCGAGGCCGCGATCCAGGCGTTCGGCGCGGCGCTCGACGAGGCCGAAACCGACGCCGCTGAAGATATCGCCCGCCGCACGCGCTCCGAGGCCCGCCATGTCCGCCCGGGCCTGCGCGTGCTGAAGCGCGTCGCCCTTGAAGCCTTCCGTCGCGAACTGCTCGCGGCCATTCCGTCGCCGGAGGTCGATGTCCCGTCCCGCTGAGGACAGCTTGCGTGAGGATATGATGTCGGACCTGGTCGTGGCCGCCAAGACGCGCGCCGGCCGCATCCTCTATGCCGCGCTCGCCCGGCAGGCCAAGCCGCTCGAAGAGCTGACGGTCTCGCAGCATGCCGACCGCTACCGCAAGGTCTCGGCCGAATCGGGCTCGCCCTGGCCCGGCGACTGGAAGACCTCGCGCATGCCGCATCTGCGCGAGCCGATGGACTGCCTGCATCCGGACCATCCCTGCAAGCAGGTCACGCTGAAATGGGCGGCCCAGCTCGGCAAGACCGAGGTCGGCGTCAACTGGTTCGCATTCATCGCGGACCGCGCGCCTGGCCCGGTGTTGACGATGCTCCCCTCGCTAGACGAGGCGATCAAGTACAACCGCGTCAAGCTGCAGCCGACGATCGACGCGTCGCCGCATCTTCGCCTGCGGATCAAGCCGGAGAACAGCCGCGACGAGGCGGCCTCGACCACGGCGTTCAAGCGCTTCGCCGGCGGCTTCAACCAGATCGTCACGGCCTCTTCATCGAAGGGCCTGCAGATGGTCTCGATCCGCTACCTGATTGCGGAGGAGATCACCGGCTATCCGTTCGACACGGACGGCCGCGGCGATCCGCTCGAGCAGGGCAAGGCCCGGCAGAAGGCCTACACCGGCAATCTGAAGCGCCTGCTGTCGGGCACTCCGGGCCACAAGGCCACCTGCCGCATCACGGCGTCCTACGAGGCCGGCGACCGCCGCAAGAGCTATATCGCCTGCCCGCACTGCGCGACGTTCCAAATCCTGACGCTGGATGCGCTGCAGCCGCCCTCGGCCGCCACGGCCCATATGGCGACGTTTGCCTGCCTGGCCTGCGGCGGCCTGATGGAAGAGCAGCACAAGGATGCGATGCTCGCCGGTGCCGAATGGATCTCGACCCGGCCGATCCCGGGCGATGACGCCGAGGCCGAGCCGGTCGCGGTGCCGGACGTCATCCCGGCGGACCAGATGGACCGATATCGCTGCAAGCCTCTCGAGGGCCGCTGCCGCGAATACGAGCCGAGCTACGATCTCTGGACCGCGCATTCGCCGGCCGAGACCTGGCAGTCGATATGGGAGGCCTGGGAGGCGGCGAAGACCTCGCCGATCACGCTCAAGACCTTCACGCAGCAGACGCTGGGTCAGGCCTGGGAGGACGGCGCGTCCGAGCTGGCGCATGAGCGCCTTCATGCCGCCCGCGAGGACATCGCCGCGAGGCTCGCCACGGTGGACCACCCGCTTTGGGTCGGCTTCATCGACTGCCAGGGCGATCGCCTCGTCTGGGCTGTCTGGGCTTATGGCCCGATGACGCAGGGGGTGCTGATGGATCGCGGCGTCATCCCGCATCCGCCGGAGACGCCCGAGGCGCTGGCCGGCATCGACGAGCTGCTCTCGCGCAGCTGGCCGGCCGCCACCGGCGGCGTCGTCGAGGTTGCGCGCTGGGGCATCGATTCGTCGAACTGGTCGAACTGGGTTCGCGCCGTCGCCTCGGGTCGCGGCCACCGCCTCTGGGCAATGGAGGGCGCGGAGAGGAAGACGGCGCCGATCCTCGGCACGCCCAAGCGCCTGGCGATCCGCGACAAGTTCGGCCGCGTCCTGTCCAAGGCCCTGGTCTATCCGACTGGCGTCTTCGATCTGAAGCACACGGTCTATCGCGGCCTGAAACAGTTCGCGGCCGGCCCGCTTGAAAGCGGGGCGTACCTGCCCGGCACGCTCAGGCTGCCGAAGGAACTGGTCGACGAGGCTTATTGCCGCGAGCTGACGGCCGAGGTCTGCATCGACCCGGCGCAGGAAGCCAAGGGCAACGCCCGGCGCAAGCTGCACGAGAAGCCTGGCGACAACCGAATCTGGGTCAAGCGTTCGGGCTGGGCCAACGAGGCGCTCGACATCGCCGTCGGCTGCCGCGCGCTCGCATGGTCGCTTGGCGTGGACACGATGGGCGCCGCCGGCTGGGCGAAATGGCGCGAGCGCCTGAGCCCGCCGGAGGCCGCGTCCGACCTGTTCGCTGCGTTGCCGCGCGCAACCGGCAAGCCGGCCGCGCCGCAACGAACCGACATCTTCGCGCGGCTCGCTGCGCTCAACAACCAGGACTGAGGAGACGACCGTGCCGACCGACGCCGAGATCATCGCCCAGCTCGAGGCGACGCGTGATCGCGTCATCGCGGGCGACCAGGCCTCGTCCGTCCTGGTGACGCCCAACGGCCACAAGACCGACTTCGTCAAGCCCGACCTTGACCGGCTGGACCGACGGCTCGACGAGCTTAAGGCGCAGCAGGCGGGCCGCGTGACGCGCGGCGCGATCGGCTTCACCTTCTGATGCGTCCCGCTCTGGTCGGTCCCGATGGTCTGACCCCTTTGGCGTCATGGAGCGGACCCGCCGCCCAGGCCAGCGCGCAGGGCTCGACCTTCTTCCGCGGCGCGGAGACGCGCTCGCAGGCGCTGAGCAATTGGCAGCCGCCGGGCGTCTCGGCCGACAAGGCCGTACTACGCGAGCGCCGGCTGATCGCTGATCGCGCCGAGGATCTGGCGCGCAACAACCCCATGGCGGTCGCCGCGATCACGCGCCTGGTCGACATGATCGTCGGCGCCGGCTTGCGCTTCTCGTCGAAGCCGAGCGCGGCGGCCCTGCGCATTTCGCGCGAGGATGCGCAGGATCTCGGCAAGCAGATCGAGCGCGAGCTTGCCCGCCACGCCAACGACCCGCGCAAGCGCTGGGATGCGCAGCGCAAGGTCAGCGCCAACGGGCTCTACAGGCTGATGGCGCGCAGCTTCGCCAAGCTCGGCGAATCCTGCGTCGTCTCAACCTGGCGCGAGGGGCAGGGCCCTTACGAGACCGCCTTTCTCGCGGTCGATCCGGAGCGGCTCTGCAATCCGCTGATGCAGCGCGACGGCGACACCTTGCGCGGTGGCGTCGTCATCGACGGTTTCGGTGCGCCGACCGGCTACCACATCCGCAACCGCCACCCGGGCGACGGATTTGGCCTGACGCCGGCGGCCTGGGAGCTGGTGCCGCGCGAGACTGACTGGGGCCGGCCGGTTTTCATCCACGTCTTCGAGCCGGAGCGCGAAGACCAGAACCGGCCGATCTCGCCATTCGCGGCGCTGATGCCGATCCTGCGGATGAAGGGCACGCTCTCGGAACTCGAGCTCGCCGCGGCCGCCGTCAACGCGATGTATTCGACCCACGTCAAGTCGAACCTGCCTTTCGCCGAGGTGGTGGCGTCAATGGAACCGCAGGTCTACGCCGAGGCCACCTCCGGCTATGCCGACCAGCGCACCGCTTATTACGAAGCCGCGCCGCTCAAGATCAACGGCGTGCGCGTGCCGGTCCTACCGATCGGCGACGACATCGTCATCAACGGCTCGCCCCGTCAGACCGCCGGCATGGCCGAGTTCGATGACGTCTTCAACGACCTGATCGCGTCCCGCATGGGGATGTCGCGCCAGCAGGTTCTGATGAACTTCGCCAAGCTCAACTATTCCTCGTCGCGCACCGTGCTCAACGAGACCTGG